TTCTCGATCCCCTCGTAATCGCGGACCGCCTCCATCGTGAGCCTGCAGACCTCGCCATCCGGATCCAATCGCTCATATCCGAAGTACCAGTTCAGGAACAATTGCATCAGTTTGACCTGTGTGCCCTTGTCTCCGCTGGTGAACCATCCGCGCGCCGGGAGCACCGGCAGCTTACCCGGATAGGTCGTGAGCTTCTCCGGCTTCGATGGCTTCGTCTCGGATCCGTACACGTAGTTCATGTCGACCCGCCCGGAAATGCCCGGAACAGATCCGCCGGACGTGTGCTGCCACATGTACTTAGGATGCTTATAAGAGCATTTGGGTGCGTACTGGGCGACCCAGATCTTCCGGGTCTTGTAGATATCCGACGCGATGTATGACGTCAGCGTGTACAGATTCGCGTAGACCATCGGATCGTATCCGGCGATCTTGATGGTCCTGCAGAAGGCTTCACAGATCTGCTTATACCTTTGTTTCCCGAGCTTCCGGGCCACGCCTGCGTTGAGCCGCCCGCCGAACTCGGTATCGAAGGCGACCGGCAGCTGCAGCTTGTTCCCGTACATCCGGATGGTCTGCAGGACGAATCTGGCCTCCTGGATCGCCTCGGTCTCGCTGATGGCTTGTGAGTAGTGGTAGACACCGACCTTCATGCCCGCCGCCAGTGCGTTCTTGATATTGGCGTCAAAGACCTTATCTTCATGCAGGCTGAAACTCTTCTGGCTGGTATAGGAGCATCTGAGGATGACGCACGGTATGCCGGACTTCTTTATCCGCCCAAAGGTCTTCTGTGAGACAGTTCCCTGCCATGCGCTTATGTCGATACACTTCTCCATGATGCCTCCTATTTTGCCCGGTATACGTTGTAAGTCGAACACTTAGACGGAGATACCGTCGTGCTGAACTTCTGCTGGATTCCGTAAGTTTTGCCGTTGTAGTGGGCGTTCGCGATCTTGCCGTCGCCCAGATAAATGAAGATATGACCTCCCCCGCCCTTGTACAGCTGGAAGATCACGTCACCGGCCTTCAGCTGGCTCATCTTGGTAACGCCCTTGATGGTCTGCCAGTACTTGGAGCCCTTGCAGTGCTTCTCTACGCCGTCGAGGCCTCTCGGGAATTTTGGATCTATGCCAGCCGCTCTGATCACAGTCCCGACGAAGACGTCACAGGATGCCCCCGCCCGCGTCTGCTTGCCCCAGCTGCTCCGGTCGGGATAGGCTTTTTTGGTAGCCGCCTTAAAAGCGTCCGTTGCAGATCCGCCCGGATACCTGTACTTGCTCGACGCGGTACCAGCAGGCCATGCGCAGGCCTTCGCCATCTCGACGATCTTCTGGGCCTTCGTCTTGGCGGCCGGTTTCGATGCGGGTGTCGGTGTCGGCTTCGCATATACCTTATTCAGGTAGACTTGCATCGCCCTGACGGACGCCTTCCCGAAGATGCCGTCGACCTCCAGTTTCGCGCCGTGCTTGTTCAGGTAGCGCTGGAAGGCCTTACTGGTGCCCTTGCCCCACTTGCCGTCGACCGGCTTTGCGCCGACCTTCTTCTGCAGGGCCCGGACCGTGTTCGGCCCGACCTCGCCGTCGACCGATACGCCCAGCCACCTCTGCAGGCGGCAGGCGGTCTGAAATCCCATGATACCGTCGACCGTCAGCGGCTTGGTCACCGGGTCCGGCTCAAGGTCATCCGCCTTCGCGGCGTCGGAATAAGCGGGACGCACCGCCGCGCATACGTAAGTATACGGACGGGTCTGCCGGACTACCATGCCCCCGTTGGACTGGGGGCCGGATTTACTCGTGTTGCCTTCGATACAGATCAGGTTGTTCCCGCTAACCTTCTCAACGATGCCGATATGGCTCCGATACCCGTCCATCCTGCCGAAGTCAAAGGTCACGATGTCGCCGGGCTTTGCCTTCATGAGGTACGATTTACGGATAGCCCGGCTGCTGGTGGTCTTCTTCATGAGCCACTTGCCGCCGCACTTGGAAACGACCTCGTCCTGCGCATAGGCGGCATTCGCATTGTGCGGGTATAACGACCCTGCTCCGGCCTTTTGGAAGACCCACCACAAAAACTGGGAGCACCAGGGGACACCATTCATCCCGAAGGCTTTCCCATACTTCGTCTTATTTGACCCGGCGGGAGATTCTTTCACCCCGATCTGGCTCGCCGCTACCTTTAAGACATCACTCGCCTTCGCCATTATCTTCACCTTCTTCCCAGTAGTTATACGGAAGTTCACCTTTATCCGGCTCCGCATCGGACCCGAGCATCGCCATGATGGGCGACAGGACCGCCATGACCAGCGCCGCCACGATAGCCCTCGCCCACATGGGCAGTATGTCCACATGAGCGATGATGGTGTCGAGGTTGGCGATGATGACGCCGATGATGCCCTGTATGATGGTCCGGGCGAGCCGGTGCCGGGCGAGGTTGGATGTTAGTAATCTGTTCATACTTATGCTCCTATCATCTTCTCGATGTATAACTTCGGGTCAGCCACATACACGACCTCCACCTCCCCATCGCTCCACACGTTGTTGCGACCGAGGAGAGTCTGTATCTGCTGTGGGGTGAGGGTGTATGTGATTGGGTTGGCGAGGGGTAGCACGAATTGGGCATTTTGGCTTGCAAAAAGTTCGTGTGCTTGCCCCGATGTCGTTATGTCTTGTGGGAGAACAAACACCAAAATATTTCCGTCTCCTGTCACATAGGCGTTACCGACGGACACCCTCGCTTCGCTCTCAAACATGTTTGAATACAGCCTAACCGTTGATAAGTTTGTATCTTTTGATGGCGGATTTAATTGTGACACCGTGAAATAACGAGTCCCGCTTGATGTTGAAGTTCCGTATCGTGATTCAGTTCCGTTCAAAACAAACAACCGTTTGTCAATCACCACTTCCCCACTCACCACATCAACAGTCCCACCGTATACTGTGGTGGGGAGTGGGGTGGTGATAGTCTGACCGTCATATGCGTGGTAATCGTGGTCTGTGGACGGATAGTTGATGCTTATGTCGTTGTTGTAGGTTACGCCATACTGTGATGTGACGCTTATCCTAAAATAATATGCGCCCTGTGGTGAGGTTCTTGTGCCGTTTGCTATGCTATCGCTTTTCGAAATGTATACCTTGTTTATGTCGTACCACCATATATATATTGATTTCGGCGCAACTACATAATACGTTGTTTCGGGAGTGCAAGAGCAATAATTCACCCCTCTAATTGAAGAACTAGAGGAAGCGTTTTCTCCATTGACTATTGCTCCCAGTTCCCACTCCTCATCCCATACATTGACCCCCGCCTTATGCGTCTCCACTTCATCCCATCCGCTGATGGGGCGAACATTATCCGGTGACGGTGTGCCAGAGCCTGACTGTATTGGTGACAGGGCTACCTTGAGCGAGCGCATGGGGAACGCCGCCCCGTCGGAAAAACTGGCAATATCCCCGCTCGCCGTGTCGGTGATGAGGAGCTTATCAAATTCCGCCTGCGTGACCTCGCCCGGGTCGCCTTTGGGTCCCTGCGGTCCTGTTTCGCCCTGAATCCCTTGTGGTCCCTGTTCGCCTTGGATGCCCTGCGGACCTTGCGGACCAGTCGGGCCTGTATCACCTTTAGGACCAGTTGCTCCCGTATCACCTTTGTCGCCCTTTTCGCCCTTCGGAACTCCTATCGTCAGAACGCCGTCCTGATATGATGCTGTCGCTTCTGAGCCCGGCTGGAGTGTCTCGGCCTCGGCTGACAGCCCGGTGAATCTGTCGATCTGTTCTGTGATCTGCTCCAGCAGGGCCGTGATTTCATTCACCAGCGGCTCCCGCCGGCCGTCCGTCGTGCCATCCGGGTGCGGATTCGGCTCGACAGACAGCACCACGTTGGTCGTCCCGATGACGGTGCCATCCTGCACGATGCGTATCTCCGAGACGATGCGCCCCGGTTCGTCCGTCATCACGGCGTCCGTCTCGAAGGATACGTCCGTACCATCCACGGTCCCGGTCACGGTGTAGCCCAGTCCGGAAGGCTTCGTTCCAGCCATCGTGACGGTCGCCCCGGCGGGGATGCTGATATCTCCCTCATCGGATACCAGGTGCGCCGTGAGGGTCCTGCCGACGTCGCCTTCGCTCACCCGGAAGACCGGCAGGTAGGACTTCGGTCTGATGTTGACTTTCTCTGTCTGTGTATACATGGTGGCCTCCTACTCTAAGATGTACTCGAGGTACCCGAATCCGGCTCTTGCCTGCGACGTGATCCTCTGCTGGATGATGGTCCGGTCGAGGTTGGATGTTAAAAGTCTGTTCATTGTCATGCTCCTATTACCTTCCCTTTGCGAATATATTGATAAAGGTCTGTTGCGCAGACGAAGCCACAGTGCTCAACCTTGCCGAGTAGCTTGTGGGTGACGTTGCGTTGGCATTGTTGACCCACCACTGAGCTGTGGCCGACGTAACCTGCAGCGAAGGTGCAGCTGTGAAGATCCCAGATGGTATCGTTCCGGTTATGTCCTTGTACCGTATCGGACTTATCCACACGGCCGGTGTCTGTGACCCGAAGGATACGTTGCTCGCCCAGGCTTCAACAGCTCCGTCGCTCCACTTACGGTATGTCCAACCGTCGGTTGTCCCCTGTTCGACGACATACGGCCGACCTGCTAAGGACCCAAGCAGCGCATATAGTCTTGCCGTACTGACTCCCATTGCTTCCGCGAGTGCGGTAAGTTCCGCGTCGGTGATGATGCTTTGAATTATCTGATTCGCAATATCATTGAACGTGTCCGCATTGAATGGCGTGCCGGGCTCTGTGACCGCGCCTTCCGCTCGCTCAACGTCATATACATCTGTCTGCCCGGAAACCGCCGTCAGTTGGATGCGTCCCGGGTGTTCTGTTATTCGGTCAGTAAAATAATCTGCCATACGTACCTCCTAATCGTAACGCCCGCCAGCGTTGATGGCGTCGCCGGAGTAATAATCGTCTCCGGCCCAGTGATTGATCCGGGCCAGATCATCATAAGTGTTGATAATGGTGTAAATGGCCTGTGTTTGCTTTTCGACCTCGTTGATGTTGTCCCACGTCATCAGGTACGTCGGGTCGGTCGCTACGTAGCCGACCGCGCTCCGGGCGTTGCCCAGACAGGTCAGCAGGTTCGACCAGTTTGCCCTCGTGATGATGTCGTTTTGTGTCCAGCTTGTCTTACTGATTCGGCTCCCGGCGATGGTGATGCCCTCCGACTGGCACAGGTCGTACAGATATCCGATGTTGCCGGTGATGCGGTTCATATCCTCGTAGGTCATCATCGCAGAGCCGCTTGTCCGGTCTGTGACCGGTGTGATCCATGCCATCAGACGACCCCCTTCCTGTATGTGATCTCCGCGGTCGTGCCACCGCCCTCATGCTTCAGTGTTATGGTCTCGATGGTGATCTCTTCGACCGTCCCGTCGAGCCGGTGGAAGTTGACCACATCGCGCGGCTGCATGCGCGGATCGCCTTTCCAGGTGAAGGATCCGGTGACCGGCGAGCGGTACATGCCGACCGTCATGCTCTTTTGTGGATAGACATCAACACTTTCGCGGTTGGAATTCTGCGCCGAAATCCGTCCGGCGAAAGGCAATTCCCCAAAATCGTAGCTTTTCCCTTTGATGTTATTGCGTGAGTAGGTGAGTTTCTGCGGATTAAAATTCAAAGCATTGCCGAAAATGTCAAGGTCGATTGTTTCAGCAGATTTGTCTATAACGTCTGCTGAAACCAGCACGTTCCACATCTGAGAGGATGTTCTGATTACATGGTTGGGGGTATTATCGTACCTCCACCCATTGTAGGCCTGCGTCCACGGGACAAACGCTGAAAAGGTAACGGCATCAGTTGTGGTTTGCTCGGGGTATTCGTGATACTCCTCTTGAGGCACTGACCCATACAAAAGTTTGTCTCCAACAAAGGGATTATATATTCCCGCATGCCGTCCTATTCCATTCCCGATAGAGTCACAAGGGACTACAGGCATTAGCTTCCCGTATGCGTAAACAGTGCCGTACTTTGCTATGAGTTTTTGGCTAACATCGTTATCGATGCCCTCACCCAGATACAGCCCTATGGTCCACCTAAGCGATGGCTGCTCGAGTGAAATAGATGTTCCTACGCCCTTGATAAACGTCGCTGATCCGACCCTTTGTGAATTGAAAACGGACGAATTATTGATGATTTCTGGGTTTGTAATCTGATCCCATTCGCCAGAAACATTGGCGACTTGGACCTCTATGCGCCTCTTCACCTCTGCGCAGTCCGATTCCTGTATATCGAAGTCGGCGGAGTATCTTTCTGTCCTGATCTCCGGTCTGCCCGCATCAACAAAAGTGAATTGCACCGCGCCTCTCAATTTCCCAGAGCCGTCCAGAAGATTCCCATTTCGATCTGTTAGGTTAAAAAATTGATTAAGCGCGGCCATGTAATCACGAAAGCTAATGCCCGGCTGAATCATAGCGAGATTCACCGCGTAATTACCGATCGACTGGTATTCGAAATCAATCCCAGCCCGCTCCATCATATACCGGGCGAAGCCAATGGAGCCCGTTTCCAAATACTCTGTCGCGATAGGCGTGGCGACTTCGAAGGTGTCCAAGAAGTGCACCGCATCCACCGCGTGGATGCTCAGCACGTTATCCGCCCATGTGATCTGGCCGGAAACATAGAACCTTCGCTCCCGGCTCATGTCGTTGTCATACCCGGCTGTGTAAATGATCGGCGTATCCTCCTGGATGTTCGCAACCGCGGCGGAAACATCTACATCGTCATAGGCCTCGATATTCAGCTCCGATTCCGGGAGGGTCTGATCGAAGGGCGACAAGTCCGACCGGAGCGACACGATACAGGAAATCAGATTCTCGTTAGTGATCCTTATTTCGGACCCGGTCTCAACATAAGATACCTGGATCCTCATATCTGCCGCAGATGGCGTCAATGTCAGCGGTGCCGATGTAGCCCCAACCAGAAAACTGACACGCCCGGCGTTGACCGCATGCGTCCCGCCATTGTACGTCACCGACTCCGCACCGGTCACCAGAAGCGTCAGCCCGGTGATCATCTGATCGCCCGTAACGGTCAGACTGACCGGCTGTCCGACGTTGCCCCGCACGCCCAGTTTGCCATTGGCCTGTGACGCGCTGGTGCTCGGGTCATAAAGGACCGCAGACCCGCCCAGAGAGAATCCCTCACCCTGCAGGTCCGCCAGCGTCCGCATGGGCCACGACTTCTGTGCCAGCACACCGTCAGCCACCTTCGCCGTCGATGAGTAGCCGGAGAAGGTCAGACTGATATCATCGTCCGGCACCTGCATCGTGATCAGCACGTCCATCGGCTGCCGTATTTGTTTTGCGTTTTCCAGATCAATCGTTGTGGGCATTGATGAACCTCAATTCAAGGGATACGCCGGACCATGCGACATCACCATGCGGATCCGTCAACCTGGTCACGGTCGCCGTCGATACGATAGGTATGACTGACTCGGTAACGGTGTTGTTGTTCTCGTCCGAAAAGACCGCATCCACCGCGGTGCCGTTGAGCGCCAGAAGCGCCGTCAGCTGATCCTGCGGCAGGTTGTCCCATTGCAGATGCAGGTTGGCATACCGCCAGCCGATGACGTCTGCGCAGACCTTGCCGGTACAGGTGACGATCTCTCCGGCGTATATCCACTCCCGGGACAGGGTGAATCCGTTGCTCCGGAAGATCTCCGTTCCGTTTATTCTGATGCTGTTGAATACTCCAATCATCCGAGGATCCTCTTATACTGATCATACATCCGGACGGTTTGCTCGCCCATCGCGGGACCGTTCGGGTACAAATAATTCACGATCTTGATCTCGCCACCGGCTCCGGCCTGCTGCAGCTGTCCGCCCATCAGGATCCCGTTGACGATGCTGTCGGCCATACCGGCCAGCATCCCCTGCAGTCTGTCGATCGGCAGGACCGCTTCAGCTCCCGCTTCACCGACACCGATGATGGACGGGCTTCTGAAGATACCGCCCTTCGCGTACCAATCGACATTAAGGTCCGGAATCACGCCATGAAGCAGGTCACCGATGGACCAGCCCGGCGGGTCGATGCTGAAGTGTGGTGTCTTCAGATCCGGCAGCTTAAAGTCGAAATCAAAGAAGCCCTTGATCTTCTCGATGATCTTCTTGATCGCGTCCCGGGCCGCTCGGATCGGTGCCAGCATGGCATCCTTTAAGTCGCTGAAGGTCTTCTTCACCGAGTCCTTCATGGCTTTGAAGGTCGCCGTCACGAACTCTTTCAGTTTCTTCGCCGCGGCTTTGATTTTGTCCCAGTTTTTATAAACCAGAACGCCCGCCGCCACCAGCGCCGCCAGTATCCCGATAACGATACCGACCGGGCCCGTCAGGAGCGTAAACGCCGCCCCGAGCTTCGGAATCAGCGTGATGATAGATCCGATGCCGGTCGCGACCTTGCCGATGAAGATCAGCACCGGGCCAAGAGCCGCCGCGATCCCTGCCGCAACGAGGATGGCCTTCTGGGTCTGTGGGCTTAACGTCTCCCACTTGGCCGCCAGATCCCGCAGCCACCCGGACAGCTTCTCCAGCGCGGGATTCAAGTACTTAAAGACCGTATCCGCGATCTCGTAGCCGGTGACCTTGAGGCTGTTTAGTGCCAGCGTGAACTTGTCGGCAGGATCCAGCGTGTTCTCAAACGTGCTGTCGAGGGACCCTTCCGCGTCCGTGATGGCAGATGCCAGCGACTGGAAATCAAGCGCTCCGGATCTCGCCGCCGTAGCGATCGCCGGGCCCGCCTTCGCTCCGAAGAGCTCCGTCGCCGCGTTCATGGCCTCCGTCTCACTGGATGCTCCCACGATGGACTGCTGGATCTCCTGCATGACCTCCGGCATGGTCTTGCCTGCCTTCGCGCCGTTGACGAGGGCCTTCTGCAGGCCCGTCATCACCTTAGACGAATCGACGCCGGAGACCTCCAGCTGACCCAAAAAGGTCGCCGCCTTATTGGCCGTGAAGCCCATCGCCTGCAACGCCGGCGCGTTGGTCACCAGCGACTGCGTCAGCGTGTCCATACTGACCCCGGTATCCTGTCCGACCTTGTTCAGGACGTCCAGCATGCCACCGGCCTCTTCAGCCGGGACCCCGAAGGCCGCCATCGCCTTCTGCACCTGGTCGATGGATGTGCTGACGTCGGTCCCGTTCAGCTGGGCGAACTTCAGGAACTGGCCCGACAGGTCTTCCAGCTCTTTGCCGGTGACACCGAACCGGGTGTTGACCTCACCGATCGCAGACCCAGCCTCCTCGAAGCTGACCGGGATGGTCTGGGCCAGTGTCTTCGCCGAATCCTGCATGCCCTCCAGCGCTTTGCCGGACGCGCCCGTCTTCTGTACGATGATGTCGAGGCCCTCATCGACCTCCTTCCACGCCGCAACAGATGCCGCCGCACCGCCCACGATGGGAGCGGTCACGTACTTGGACATTCCCTTTCCGACGGTCTGCATCTTGCCGCCAACCTTCTGGAACTGTTCGCCGACCTGCTTGAACTTGATGTTCTCGACTTCCTTCAGCTGCTTGGTGAAGTTCTTCAGCTGAGATTCCGTCACGATGATCTCGCGCCGCAGCTCCGTATAGTCCTGCGATGTCTTGTCGACCGACGGGTCTGCGTCCATCTTGGCCTGCGCCTCCCGCAGCGCGTCGAGGCGCTTCTTGGTCAGGTCGACCTTCTGCCCGAGCAGCTGCTGCTTCTGGGCTAAAAGCTCTGTATTTTTTGGGTTGAACTTGAGGGCCTTATCTACTTCGCTCAGCTGGTCTTTGACGTTCTTGGTGTCCTTATAGATACCATTCAACGCCTTTCCCAGCTTGGTAGTATCGCCATCAAATTCAATTGTTATTCCTCTGATGTTCTTGCCTACAGCCATAACCAATCACCCCAGGAACGCGTCCCAATCGGCCTGCGTTGCCATCCTTCGCTTAGGTTTGCTTTTCTCCGGCCGTGCGCCGGATTCCTCATAATCGTGCATGTGGTTGTACTCGGTGACGTAATCCACGAGCTGACCGAGTTCCATTTCTTTGACTGCGTCCGTCGTCAGCCCTCTGTCGACTCCGGCGATTGTGACCACGTCGAGAGAGACGGGATCTGTTTTCTCAGTTTCGCCAGAAGGCTCTCCGCGTTTTTTGAGCTTACCGAAGAATTGACGATCGCATAGAACAGCATCGGCAGGATCTCATCCATCGGGAATCTATCCAGCCGGTTAAAGAATGCCTGCGGCTCGACTGTCTTTGCGTCCGCGTTCTTGACCATTGCCCAGAAGATCTGGAGCACGGTAGTCAGCTCCATGCCCGCCAGTTTTATGAACATATCGACAAGGTCGTCGTTGTTCATCAGTTCCAGCGCCTTTTTGGTGTCGACGTCTTCGCCCTTAACGGCTCCTGATGCGAAGATCTCGGACAGCCCTGCCAGTACCGCCTCAACGATCGGCATCAGATCCGGCAGGATGTCGTGCCCGAAATAACTCCGGTAAATAAAAAGCCACCCCATCGAGGAATTGATCTCGATGGAGTGCTCGTCAATGCTTATTGTCCTCCTCATGGTTTACGCCCTCCTACAGTGCCGGTACCGGGGGAGCAGTGAACAGCGTGTTATAGGCAGAATCTGCCGGCTTGTACGCCGCTTTTATGATGCCGGTCTCGTTATCGCCGGAGACCGTGAAGTCCAGCGTAGCTGTCTGCGGCTCTGTGGTGTCTTCGGTCGTGGCGTACTCTCTTGAGATCGCCCCCAGAGACACGTTGTACAGGATCATCCTGCGGGCCTCTTTGTCGCCCTCCGCCTGGAATGCGATGTATACGTCCTTGTTCTGCATCCCCTTGATCTGCGCAATGCCGCCGCCGGTCGGGGCAACATAATTCAGGAACTGCGTTTTGAACTCGTCCGTGAAATTCGCGTTTTCTATGGATCCTGTGTAACCGTTGTCGGAGTATCCGACCCAGTACTGGACGTTGTCCGCGTAAAAAGTATTCTGCTCGGATTCCGCATCCAGCGAGATGTTGACGGTTCCCGGCAGGTGATACGGCGTACCCAGCACGACCTCGTTCTGGTCGTTGATCGTGTAGGTGCCAAAATGCAGATTGCTGACGCCGAATACGACTTTGTTCTCAGCCATCTCTTACCTCCTATACTTGGTAATAAATCAAAAAGACACCCTGATCTTCGATGTAGGTGTCCTCACTTTTCTGGTACGGGTATCCGGCGGCCAGAAGTGCTGACTCGATGGCCGCCTCGTTATCCTCGTTTTTCTCTGTGAAGTAATATTCGATCTGGTAGGCGTTGCGGGTCCAGTGGTATGTGTTGTCCGCCGCGAAGGTGTTCTGCCCGTTGCCGATATAGACGATATACGGCAAGGGCTGGGGCTTCTTGAAGTGCGAATAAGCACACGGCAGGCCTGTCGCCTGTAAGGTTTCGTAAATCGTCACGTCAGTTTCCTTTCGATCCTTTCTGGCAGTTCCTCCGCGACCCACCGATATACAGGTGCGATATGCTCAACGCCGTTGAACCGACCGTACTGCCCGTATGCGTTCGCGATAACGTGCCCATTCTCAAGCAAATGCGTCAGCTGTGGCTTGGACTTGTTATAGATTTGCACGCGATTGATCCCTAGATCTCCTCTGGCCCTTTGGATCGCCCAGCCATTCGCATAATGCTTGCCGCGGGATGTCCGCTTCGGTGACGTGTTCTTGAGCGTCTGCACGGCTTCTTTTGCGATCTCGTCCATCGCATCATTGGCGGCCCGCTTCAGTTCTACGGTGTATTCGTCAAGGATCTTCCGCACTTCCGCATCAACAGATATCTTCATTGCCGATCCTCTCCTCACATACCAGGCTGATACCATCCCTCTGGGCATTCCAGTCGGCCCGGATGACGTTGTAATCTTTGCCCTCGAACTCGACTATCTTCTGCCCGTCATAGTCCGCACGGTTTGCCATGACGAACGTGATGGACGGCTTCAGCCCTAACTGCGCCGCACTGTAAAACTCGGAACTGTAGACGCCGCGCGGCTGTACGAACACCTGCACCGTTTCCAGCTCGTGATGTTCGTTGCCGTACTCGTCGTATGTTGTATCTGTGTACCGCTTCAGGATGGCGACGGAATCATACATTGCCATCACCCCAGTCCGTGTACCCGGTAGCATTCGACAGCTGCGCCTTCTGCTCATCGTAGGACCGCTTCAGCCTGTCGTAGTCCTCCGGAATCCCGAAGGACATTTTGCAGTATGTCGTGATCGCTCTCTGAACAAGACTGTCTGTTCCATCCGGCAGCGCCACCCCGGCAATACCGAGATCCATCTTGGCCGCGTCGATCAGATCTGTCAGCTCATCATCGAATGCAATTGTCGTGATCCTCAGTGCGAGTTTTACTTTTTCCAGCATCTGAATACCTCTTGGTTATTTCTTGGTTTTTGCCGGCTTCGCAGCGGCTTTTTTATCTTTGACCTCGACCGCATTGTTAAAGGCGATCAGCCTCGAAGCCTCCTGGTCGGAGACCTCGAGAACTGTTCCCTGTGCGAAGCGTACAGCGGTGTCGTGGGTCAGCTTGACCTTCATTAGGCAGTGACCTTACTGAAGAACTTGTTGCCAACAACAGCGATAGCAGCGGGCTGACGTCCGAGAATGTCGACCAGATCCTGCTTCATTCTGGTTTTATCGTCATACTTGAATTCGACGGCCTCGCCCTTCGGCAGGTTCATCATTACGCCAGCCAGATCGCCAACGATCGGAGCGGTGACGGTATCGTTGAACAGGACTGTCAGTCCGTCGAACGGATCTACCGCATAAGAAGCACCCATCTGCAGAGCTCTGTAAGCAGCGTACTGTGCCGGTGTCGCAATGATAACCAGGTTCTCAGCCGCAGAGCTCAGGAGTGCTCTTGCCTGTACGAAGTCAGCGACGTTTGCTGTTCCGCCGTTGGAGTATGCAGCGACTGCCGGGTGAGTAGCGTCAGCAGCCTGCGGAGCTCCCAGAATAGCAGCAACGACAGCGTTCTCTTCCGCCTTGATGATGCCGCGTGCGACTTCATCGTAGATGTACTGCAGATATGCCTCTCCGCTCATGGAATCGAGCGCCTCGTCGGAGATGCTGACCCACTTCTTGTATGTCTTCGGGACCATCTCGACGATACCCAGTTCCAGCTCTTCCTCTGCCATCGCATTTCCGCCCTCAGTGTGGACGCCTGCAGCCGGTGCGTTGATCTCGAAACCGACCTTGACGTTGCCGGCAGCGTTCATTCTGCGGACTCTTCTCAGGATCTCGGACGCCTTCAGTCTCTCCGCTACGATTCCCGCTACGAATTCCGGTACCGGAACGACGCCGTTCTGTACGTTGTCGGACAGCAGTGCCCTGCATTCTTTGTCGTTGCCTGTCTTGACGTAGTTAGCAAATGCCTCGATGTACTCGTGGCTGTTTCTGATTTCCTTTGCATCCATCTTGCGTTCTTCCTTTCTCGCTTCGATCTTTTTACCAGCACCGCCGGCCACGGCGGCAGCCGCTTTGCGCCTTTCTTCGATCTCGATGTTCAGCGCCTTAGTTCTCTCTTCGATGGCGTCGAGTTCTGCGCTCAATGCTTCAATCTGATCAGCCTCGGCCGTTTCGACCTCGACAGCGATCTCGGCGCGTCTCTTCTCGATTTCTTCCATGTTGAGCTTCATAATGTCTTCTCTTGTCATTAGTTGTTACCTCCTAATGCCCTGATTCTGATTCTTAACTTTTCGCGTTCCAGTTCCCGCTTCTCTTCCTCAAGTCGCTCCGCCTGAATCCTCTCGATCACTCCGTCGGTCAGATTGCCAATGGACCGGGTGACCGCATCCGCTCCGATGCTGGTCCCGTCATTAGCCGGAATCGATACGGCCGAAACGTCGTAGAGTTTTCCGACCTTTGTGATGTGTCTGGTGTATATCCAGATGCCTGCGTCATTCTGCTCGCGTTCTTCGAATTCACCAGTAACCGTAAAGCCGAAACTCATCTTGTCTGTGTAGCCTCCGGCGATCTCTTCGTACAGCTCGCGTCCGATTTCCGTACCGCCGAGATCAGCGGATATAAACAAACCCCGCTCGTCCGGTGTGACTTGCAGGGTCATGTTTCTTGTTCTGGCGAAAACTCGCCCCTCGTGATCGTACTGCATGATAACGTCGTTCATGTCAGTTTCGTCGAATGCGCCGCGGTCGACCACTTCCCACAGCTCCCAGCCTTCACCGTTATACAGCTTGTACGGCTCGTCGAATGTACTTGCGTATCCTGTAACGACCTTCGACTCCGGCTCGCCTTCGATTGGCTGTCGGATTTCGAGCCGCATATTTCTGTATTCTCTATTGCTCTTCATCGGCATCCTGGTTACCTCCTAACTCTTCAGTTGCCTTGTATTCGCCTCTGATCGGCGCTACCTGTCCGGCCCCATCCGGCAGCGGTCCGAAATTGAACAGCTCGCGGATCTCGTCGATCAGGATTGCTCCCCTGTCTCCCAGCTCCTTAGCCATCTGGACCTTAGCAGGTGTACTCATGTACTGGAGCCTGTTGGCATTGGCGATCATATAGGACCCCTGCGCCCGTTCGCGCTCGCTGAACAGCATCTTGGTCGTCGCCTCAGAAAACTGGATAGCGAACGGCTCGATCGCTCCATCGAAGAAGGCCTCGAGATCTTCCGCCTTCGCTTTGTTTTGCAGAACATCTGCGGAAACGCCAAAATAGTTAAAGACGTTTTCACGGATCTGCTCCATCTGCGCCGCGTCTACCGCGTATGGTTTGACGTCAATCTGTTTGATATCCTTATAGGTGTTCGGGAACAACAGGAACCCGCCCGAACTAGATTCGGTGCTAAGGTTTTCCTTCGTGAACCGTTCGCGCTCTTTCGCAAGGTCGTCTGCGCTGGCGAAGTTGTTCAGCTGCGCCATGAAGCGGAAGGTCGCCGCATTCTTCACGCCCTCTTCGATGCCTTGGTTCTGGATG